CTGTTATCTCTTGCGTGTCATCAAAATCAGATATATCCGTCTTAGCATCTCCATTTTCATCCGTTGGAACATAACCTTCAATTTCATCAGCCAGCCCGTACCAAAGAGAGTTGTATTCTTTTGGTTCTTTAATATTTAGAAACGCTTGCAATGTTTTTGTATAAATGCCAGTTTCTTTTGCAATATCTTGAGTGCTAAACCAATGCCCAAGCGCAGATGTCATGGACATATTTGTTTTATCAGCGTTTGCGTAGGTATTTGCGCCCAACTCATTTCTATCAAACACGGTGAAATCATCAAATCGACCATGATAAACAACTAACGGCTCACCAGTTTTAGGATTTACAACCTTACTTGCGTTTTCAGGATCGTTTTCCCAATCACCGAACCATGCTTTAAACTCAGGCGAGCGCACTTGTTGCCATTGTTTGAATGTAAGCTCGGTTTCGCCTTTTGATTTTGCTTGGTTGTAACGCTCTTCAGTTAATTCTTCATTTCGACTAAAGCGCACATCGCCAATATCGCTTGTTTCATTTAGCGAGCTAGATTTAATTTGAGCAATAAGATTCAACACATCTTCATCAGAAAACTGCGCTGCACGCTCACCAAAGAATTTTGATAAGAAGTCTTTGATGCGCTGTGCGGTCATAGCTAACCATGATTTAGTAGATTGTCTTTGACCTTTCTTAATCTCTACACCGTAACGGCTTTCAAGCTCATCCCATTTACCTGTTTCGTGTGCGGCCATCATTTCTGCAATAGCCTCTTCAATCGCAACGGATCGATTTGTTGCAGCTAAATCATCTGTGCCTTTGCGTTGATTCTGAATTGCATCGGCTATTTGGCTCACTACTTTATTCTTGCCAACTTCTTGCATTAAGTTGTCATAAGTACCTTTATATCCAACATTGATTCCACGATGCGCCATTTCGTGCCACGCAACGAATTGCAAACGTTCTTCTTTGCTCATTGTTTTGGTTGCATTAATACTGTCTGCAATCAATGTAACCTTGCCAGTTTTAGGATTAAACCAGCCCTCTACATCAGAAGTGATTAAATGTCGCACGTCTTTTGGCGGATTAGCAAAGGTTGCAACTTCAATATGCTCTGCCGCCTTGCCAAAGGTTTTGCGTAAGATTTCTTGTGCGCGTTGAATTTCTGGATTAATTTGAGTTTCTTGATTATTTTTTGCGCTTTGATATTGACTTAGATCGGTTTCAGTTTTAATATTAAGAGCAGAAAGGTTATCAGCGCTAGTGAGCGACGATGGCAATTGAAGCCCAACTGTCCTAGCAAATTGATAGCCTTTTGTTTTATTCCAATAAATAGCCCTTGAGAGATCATTTCCGATCTGTGTATCTAAATCTCTTCCATAGACACTTGCAATATTGATTACCTCTAATTGCCCACCTGATTTTTTTAATTGTAAAGCTGCGATTATTGGTTTTTCTTTTCCATTAACCACTTCATTTAGCTCAGTTAAGACAACTAATCCATTAGGATTTGTTGAGCTAGGATTCGAGCGCATTACCGCAATCGGATTATTAATTTGTGCTGGGATTTGTTTTAAGTCATCAACGGAAACACTGTGTTTAAATAGTGCTTTATCAATAACATTTTCACGCATTGCAATTTTTACTTCTTTTAATCCCAACATTTTAAAAACGGGAGGCGTTGTTCCCATGTTTAAAAATCTATCGCTCCGCCCTCTTTTTCCGCTGGCAATCTTATCCACCGATTTCGCAAAGTCAGAATTAGCGGATTCATTAAGGCTTAATCGTATGGTGTCATCAGCATTTTTCGCTTGCTGCAACGAGCCTAATTTATCAAACTCTACATCGCCGAACATACTGGCTTGTGATAGATTACCCTGCATTTGTGCTTGATCAAGGTAAGCGCCTAACACTTGCGCAATACGTTTACCACTTCTGCGGTTTTCATCAAAGATTGTCAGAATTTCACGAGCCTCAGGCGATAAATCTCCCACAAAATCTTCTTGAGCGAGATAATCGCTGATTTTGAATCCTTGTGCATTGAGTTGGTTGTATTTCTCAACGGCTTGGATCACATCTTCTGAAATATTTACATCGCTTGATAACTTGCCACTGTTGATGCCTTGCTGAGTTTGAGCAACTTTAGGTGCAATAGAGGTTAAGGCGTTCAATACGTTTTTTGCGCCCTGATCTGTATTTTCAATTAAGCGGGATAATGTTTGACTGTCACCATACGCCTCATACAACATTGCATTGCGCATACGTTGCACGCCAGTTTGACTGAGATTGCCTCGACTATCTAATAATTCATTACGCACGTTCTCAGGTTGATTTTTAATGAACTGTGCAATGAAATATTGGTTATCTACTGAGTTAATATCACCGTCATCGTTTGCAACAAAATTATCCATACTTGGCAAGCGGCGAGCATCTACTTTCGCTTGCTCTAAATCTGACATTCGCATACCGCCTTGCTCGTTGGAATTGATGGCCACTTGAGCAATATCAACTGGAGAAGTTAAACGGCGAACCAATACAGGATTTTCCATTTCGCTTAATTGAGCCGGATCAATGCCAAATTGTGCTGAATTATCTTGTAAAAATTGGCGATAACCATCAGCGCCGCCCTCTTGATAGGCTTGGCGAATTGCCATTGTACGACCATTGCCGGCAATAATTGTTTTACCATCTAAGGCTAATAATGGTGCACCAACATCCATTGTTGGACTTGAGGCAAGTTTGCGAGGATCTAAATTTCGTGCAATGTTATTAATTTGAGCTTGGCTTGATGCTCGGTCACGGTCACGGAATTGGTTTTCATCTTTTTGCTGTGTAGGTGTAAGTGTGCTTGCATCTACGACTTCATATTGGAAAGGTTGATAATTACCATTGCCAACATCAATCTCATCGTTAGCGCCGCTTACAACGCCATTTCTGAACTCAGGTGCAATGTTAGCTGATGATTGTAAATTGCTTACTGGTGCAACGGCTTGCGGATCATCGTTGGCGTATTCTTTCGCTTTCTCTGCATAATCCTCTAACCAACGGCGCATAGCTTTACCGTCTTTCGGATCAATGCCGTATGATTGAGCAATGTTGCGCACTTCATCAAACGCACGACCGATTACATAATCTTTTCGAGCTTGTTCATCTGCGAAAATGGTTGGCGTATCAATAAACTCATTCGCACGAGATAAATCGTTTCGTCTGAACTGACCTAAGATTGAGTGCAATTCAAGCGCACGTTCTAAATTCGGATCAACTTTGAAAGTGGAGGTTGTTTCTTGTTGTGGTTGTTCTTCATCAAAGAAGTCTGATTCAAATTTTGCTTTTGCTTGTTGTTCTGCAAGTGCCTCTTCTGCAACTTGTCGTGCTTTAGCGGTTGCGATACCGGCATTATTGAGCGCTTGTACTCGACTGGCTGATACTAAATCGCCTAATTCTGTTGCACCATGATTGAGCATATCAACATAGTTTCTTAATTGGCTATCAACTACATCATTACCAGTATTGATATGATTTAAGAGTGTGCGTTTTTGATTGTTGAAAGCGATTTTATCTGTGTGCGTGTCAAGCCCACCCATAGCCGAACCAAAGACTGCACCAAGCACTGCACCATTGATAGCATTATCAGCCATGCCCTCAGTTAAATCTTTATTCGGATTTAAATAGTCCTGATCTGCTTTGTTTAATGCGTATTGCTCGCCAATACCTTGAATAGCCTCAGTGCCACCCTCAACTGCCGCACCTTTTAATAAACCGCCTTTGATTGTTTTAGCCGGCGAACCTAAACCCCAAAATCCACCACCAAGACCGCTAACTGCATTTGTCACTAAATCTGTTGCAATAGCTGTTGGATTAAGCGCTGCATCACGACCAACTTTATCGGCAAAGGATTTTTTCGCCATTGTGTAAAGCTCGTCTGTGCTTTTACCTTTGCCCTCATCGCTATCTGCAATGGAATAATATTCATCTGAGAATTGTGGAATCTGAGCTAATTGCTCGTTGGTCATGCCCATAACTTCATCACGTTTTTGACCATAACGGCCACCGCCTGACATTGCTGACATTGTTGCTGTAATACCGACCATGTTCCAGTATTTTTGCGGAATACCACGTTTAGCAGCTTGTTCCACGGCTGTTTTCCCAACTTCTTCAGCCACTTCTTTTTTGAGCAACAATTTACCTGCTTGTTTTGCACCAATCGTTGCAACTTTACCCGCACCAAGCGTTAAAGCAGTATCAAGGTTTTGACCGATTAATGAACCTAAATTACCAGCCCACCAACGCAAATTGCGCACGCCTTGCCCCTCGCCATCAAACGCATTTTGATTTAAAGCGGCTTTCATTTCATCTGACATTGAGGCAACGTTTTCATCAGCACCTTTTGCCGCCCAATCACCAATATCATGCAACCAATCTGCACCAGTTAAAGCGCCAACACCATGCGCAATATCACTAACGCCTTTCCATGCACCCATTTGCACTGCATCAACCGTATCAGCCACAATGCCTTGCTGTTTTTTAGGCTCTTGCGCTGTTAATTCAGTATCGAGGTAAGTGGTTGATGTGCCATTTCCTTTCTTGCTACCTGTATCGCCACTGATAATGCCGATCATTTCTTTGTAGTCTTTATTGGAAAGGTAGAAACTCATATATATTTGCCCTTAAAATTTAGTGATAAAAAAAGACCGCACTTTTTACGTTGCGGCCTGTTATTTGTCTAATCCATAATTACCGGCTGGATTAGCGAGCGGCGTATTCTTCAGCGCCACTTCTGTTTTAAATTTCTCTAAATCCATTGCTTGTTTACCTGTTTGAAGTTGTAAATCGGTTGTGAGTTTTGCTGTGCTTAGTTTTTCGTCTAAATCTAGGCGAGCTTGATGCGATTGTTGTGTCATTTGCACTTCGAGCATTTTAATTTCAAGCTCTTTCTCTTTGATCTGAACTTTCATTTGCTCAATCTGAATTTGACTTTGAATCTTCATTTGCTCTAACTGCATTTCGTGCTGTTGTTTTTGCTGTGCAATCTGCATTTGCATTTGCACTTTCAGAATTTCAGGATCTTGCGGTTGTGCTGCTTGAGATTCTTGCATTTCCTGTAATTTTTGTTCGTACTCATCACGAGGGATAAGCATGGTTTGCGTTCCCATGCTCATTGATTGCATCAATGTTTTAGCGCCATCGTACCAGTCAAAGGCATACATTAATTGCGGATGCTGACCGAATTTTTGGAAAATATCGATAATCTGTGCTGTTTGAGTTTCTTTAACCAATAGCGCTGATGTACCACGAGCAACAATCTGCATATCACCTTTGATATTCGGATCATCACTCATTGCCATGTTGTATTCGTAGAATCGGCGAATTAATGGTTTAGTGACTGCATCATCCCACTCTTTCACCTGTCTGCGACGTACTGCATTTGCGGCGTTCATTAGCATAGACATGCCGCCTAGCGTTGGCGTAACCTGACCTTGCTCGCCTTGTGCAATCATTGGCAATCCGCTTTCTTCATCCATAAATGATTTTGAAAGTTGAATGATATTGGCAAATTCTTGCTGACGACTGCTAATATCAAATATACCAAAAGCTCTTTGCGCCTCAATAGTTGCATTCATTGTTGCACGGTCATTAGTCTTCCATAATTTATATGGAGCAAGCTCCCAGTTCCCATCAACTGGAGTTAGGACGCTACTATTCACAACGGCTTGTGGCCCGATACCTAAAACACCGTTATCAATCATGCCTCGCCAAGCAGTATTTAAAATCTCTTGTGCATCACGGCAAAGGTAAGGAATACCAAAGCCAAATACGCAACATACATCAGGCTCGCACGTGTAAATTGAGTAAGGGTATTCAGCTGAATCTAACGGATTGAGGTTTACGCTTAAAATCTTGCCGTTGCCAGCCATCACGATCACGCCATCAATTTCAAGATTAGTCGCCTTTGATTCTTCATCAGTTGGAATGTTGAGCTTATTGCCCTCGCCTAATTGAGAATTAGCGCTCTCTAATACGCTCAATGGAATACCGCCATGATAAGTCCATAATTCATAGCGATTGTCTTTGCTCTGAGTTTCTAAGCCTGATAACGTTCTCAATGTATCAACATAGCCATCCATATCTGAGCTTGCTGTTTTCGTATCTGAGCCGTCTAATTCGCAAAGCTCAAGCACGTTATCTTTCAAATAGTATGGATTTTTAGCTAAAGCCTGTAATTGTTTTTTAGTAACATAACTGCGTTCAAAGACGAATTGGCAATCTTTGATTGTGGATGCGGTCATATCCGGCACAAAATCCCAAGGCAATACTAAACGAGCGGACGGAATTGTTTTAGTCACAATTTCGCCATTCCATTGCCCTATAGCATCTTCTGACCATACTTTTGATTCAACAACATCAACGATAGGCGCACGCAAAATACCAGTTCCCAATACACCGGCATAATGTAAACATAAGCGAGCCTCAGCAGCGTAATCGCACTCGAGCAGCTGATCGTCAATTAGTTTCTCCATCGCCTCTGCACGCTCTTTCGCCTGCTGCATAATTGCACGAGCATTATTTATCTGAGCTGCCATTTGTGGATTGCCGTTATCTTGTTGTTTGGCTATATTTGCAATATCTGGCATAGGCGTTGGCGAAATACCATAATTTTTGTCATCACTTGGGAATAACATATCTGTCATTTGAGCCGTCCAAGCATCGGTTTTCGCACGGGTATAGCCAACAAACACTTTAGATTTACCCGTTGTTGTTGAGGTTGAATATTGGTTGCGATATTGATACATATCTTTTACCCAACGTTCTACAACTGGTTGACGTTGTTTAATTTGCTCTAATAATTTTGCTTTTAGTTCTGATCCGAAATTCGTGATCGCCTCTAATAATGCGGATTGTTCTTCTGCCATTGTTTAGTACCCTGTCAATGAACTGATTGCTTGATGTGGTTTAATATTGATAATCTGTTGTTTGAATAAATCAGGCATAGCGCCTAAACATAAATATTGGTTTGCATCATGCGGATGCGAATAGCGGTTTTTATCCGGAGTTTCGGTGTATTTATCTTCCCCACTGATATTTAATAGGCGATATGAATAGCCTGTTTCATAACCCTTGATAAGTGTTTTACAGTGTGGACTAATAAGCATTGCCGGCTGTCCTTTACCCACTAAGCGAGATAACCACCAACGAACAGCCTCAAGGCGAGCTGTTGTGTTATTTGAATCTGCTGGACGAGCATTAAAGCCATTTTCCAATAGGATCTGAAAGCACGTTTTCTCGTTGGTTTGCGCACGTTGCACGCCGGCCGGGTCGCCTATCACTTCAATTTCACAACCGTTGTATTTTGATTTAAGTAGAATTGAAAGCTGATCACGAATGAATCGTTCAATACCCATACCCGTTGCAACAACTTCATCAGTGATGCGTAACTGTCCGATTGGTGCAACCTGACCGATAATTGCGGCTGGCGTTAGACCAAAGTCAAGACCAATAAATGTTGGCCATCCTTTAACCGGCAATAATTTATCTTTTGATACGTGCAATTCTTTGTTGAAGTGATCCATATAAACTGGTTTACCTGTTTGTACTGTCGCAAATTCATTACAGATGCGAGATTTAATCCAGTTGAGCGTTTGACCTTGCAAGTTACCGAACCAGTACCCATAACCTTTCTTATGGTTTTCAACGTTCTCAGCAAGTGGATTAGCCACGAATTTATGCCCTTTATATTCAACGTATAAGCCAGCCTCAATATTAGCTTTGACTTCATCAGATAAAGAGCTATATGGAATGCCAGTAATGTCAATTAATGCGCCAGGTTGAGTGAAGAACTCCCATCCTTTAGGCGTTAGACTTTCTCCTGTTTCTTCATCAATAGCGGTTTCAAATTCATGCCACCAGTGATCGTCATCAGGCGAGTTTGTGTCCATAATCATGCCGTTCCAGGTTGCGCCATCAAATCCCTCTAATACGCTCTTTTTCGGGTAACGCCCTGTACGAGTAACCGCCTCAGTAACAAGCATCACTGGCAAGAATTGAGCCTCATTTATCCAAATCCCTGTAAGCTCAAGTGACATCAATTTCTTAACATCTTTCGGCTTATCCATAGATAGGAACATAAATTCAGCCTCAACCGTTGTTTTGCCATCAGGATGATTGATTTTCATTAATCCTGAGATTGGACTGTCATATTTAATTGGGCAAATGCTATCAGGAATCCAGTCTTGGAATGTTTTGATCACTGTACCCTTTAACTCAGGGTAAGTATTACGCACGCAAGCCCAACGAGTACGGCGAACACCATCAGAATTAGGCTCTTGGTTTAAGCAAATACGGAACATTTCCATCACGCACCCAACTGATTTACCACTACCAATCGGGCCACGAATTGCCTTTACTAATGCGTTTGATTTATGTACTCGGCGAAAGGTTGGCGAGGCGATATAATTAATCTTCATTATCGCCGCCTGTAAAATCCATTGTGTATTCCACTTTGTGTTTGCTTGCTGCTCTTGCGCCTAACTCTTGTGCGAGCTTATCTGCTTTAAGCAAGGTTTCTTTCGTCTGAGCCTTTCTCAATTCGATTGTTTCAAGCACTAAATCAATATCGTTATTTGTGCGGCTTAAACTCTCGATTCGTGCAACCGCTCTATCTAATGCGTTCTGAGCGGCATTAATTAGCTTATAGGTAACTTCTTTATCTTCAGCCGTTTTACAGTGACTTAAATCAGCAGTGAACTTTTCAAGATTCTCGATTGATGCAATAGCACGTTGGCGCATTAAATCAATCTCGTCTCTAAGACTAAAATCAACTACAACATCAAAGGCTGATTTATCTTTAAAGTAACGAGCGTAACCACCATGTTTTCTTCTTCTTTGAGATTGCAATTCAGAAGAGAATCTAGATGGTTTCGCAGTTTTATTCGCAATTTCGCAATTAATTTCGCAGTTTCCCTCTAAATCTTCTTTAGATTCAATAACTTCTGATTCTAAAGTTTCATTCGCATTGTTTTTAACGGCTTTCTTAATTGCTTTTACTTCTCGATTGTCACCCTTTTGGATTTCATCTAACTGTGCGAATGCTGTTTCAGGCTTTTTGATATAACGTTTAGCACTGGCAAAATTTAACCCTTTCTTTCTGCACCATTCTGATACTGATACGCCAGTCTTTGCATAAGACTTGATGTATTCTATTTGAAGTGCGTTCCAATTCTTTCTTGCCATAAACGATATATAAAAAAGCCCGCAATTAAGCGGGCATTGTGAACTTTAATTATAAATCCCAAGTGATAGCTTTAACCGCCCACATTTGCGCATCGATAATGCGTTTTTGAGCTTCTTTAATTAGCATCTCTTTTTCTGGACTTGAGCATGATTGTTTTTGCAACTGATTTATTGCATCTGCAAAGCGAGATTTACACTCATGCACATCACCTCGATTGCCAACATTAAAATCAATCCCTACTAATGTCTCACCAATAGTTTTTGTTGTACCCATTTTTTTCTCCTAAAAATAAATTAAAGCGGGTCGCCTACATAGATAGACCAACCTTTCAGATAATGCGGATTATCTCTATTTTGATAATCTAGCATGGTAAAGCAAATTGCATCAGCTAAGTCTAATACCCAACTAGGGATAAAGTTGGCGGTGTCGATAAGAGGATATTCTTCATCTAACCCACCAACATAACAAGGGATTCCCCATACTTTGCAATGATGAGTAAATCCCTCTTCAAGAAGTTTCTTCTTTGATTTTGGAAAAAACATTGATTAGCCCTATTTACTTAATTTCTCAGTTTGCCATTCACGGATCTTGTCGATGCGGTTTAAGCACATATCACGTTCACGCTTTAACACAACGGCGTATTGCGCAATATCACCATAGGTTTCACCCAAGAATTGAGTTTTGTCTAAGTGTGCAACATAAGCAACCGGCAATCGAGGGCAAGTGACCACTTGAGGTTTACTTGCGCAAGAAGTCAATAACGCTAAGAGGAGCATTGGCGTTAAACGCATCACTTTGCTTGTCAGCTTTTGGAATAGATTTAATAATCGCATTAGTTTCTTCCCTTGTTTTGTTATCCTCTTCCGAGATTTCAAATGTTAGGCGTTCATTTTCTGCAATATCAGCCTCAAGTTTTGTTATTGATTCAGACTGCAATTCGATTGTTTTAGCTTGAGCAGCGTTTTCTGCTTTCAGCGTATTAATAACATTGACTTGATGGCTTAAAATGCAACATAACGTAATCAGTAAAGCGCCTAGTGCGCCAAAGATGTATTTACCCATATTAGCTCACCATTAAATCACGATAGAGCTTACAGCGCTCTTCTAAGCCGTTTGTTCCACCGTTTACCCGAAGAGTGGCTTTCTCAACAGAAGTGCAATTAGCTAAATCTTTATCTAGCCAGAACCAAACGCCTGATTTAACAATTAAATCTAAATCGGTTGATACTTCTTCCGGCATAATAGATTTCCCTAACCATTTTTGGAATCTGAGGTAGTTATCTTTACCTGTAAGATGCGGTAGCCCACGGCCTCTATACTTCCAACCGTCACCAGTTGCCTGATTACCGTTACCCATGCGGTTTGCGTAGGCGATATTAGCAATAGATACCTGATCAGCTTTTTGGATAACTGCACCAGCTTTATTTTTTACATATCCATATTTTTGCGCTTGCGCTAAAGTGAAGTATTTGCGGAATGTCTCTCTTAATCCGGCAACAGAATAATTCATGCTTTCGCAAAAACGTGTAAAGCCTCGTGTTTCATGCCCGCACTGAGCAATAAACATGGCTTGTTGCGCCTTTGTAATGCACCCCGCTTTTTCAATGTTGTCTGATATCGCTTTATAGATTCCAGCGATTGCGTTAGGGAAAATTTTATTGAACGTCGTCTGTGAAATGTGCATCATCTTTTTCAATTCTCCGATTAATGAACTTGAATAAATATTCACGGATTTTTTCCGTGCCGATAAATCCAATCATCGTTCCGAAAAACGCTGAAAAATCGGCGTGACCGAATACATGGGTACAAACTGGAACAGCTACACCAGCAATAGATGCGCAAATAGCTGCATCAATCAACATATAGCGGAAGGATGGTTTTTTTCGCATAAAGCCAATTCTTAAAAGCGACATTGCAACAGCGGCGCCGGCGCTTTGAATTGATCCATTTCCAATGTTGACCTGTAACCATGCCCAAATTAAAGCCCATACATCTGGATCTTTCATAGGCATTTGATTTCCCTCATCGTTTGATAGGTAATAAAAAAGCCCGCATAGATATGCGAGCTTATTTTGATAAGGAGATAGCTTTTGCAATTAACATTTCGGATTAAAGCCAGTTTTATCTTTTAGGCTATCCCACGATTGATAATAAAAAACCGAGATGTATAAATACACCTCGGTCATTTTTGTGAATTTTACTGCAAAGCTTATTAAAAGTCAATGAATCTTATATATTACAACCGCTTAACCATCAGTATTTATTATCCAAGTCGTCATAGATATTCCATGTATTACCTCTATTATCCCTACCTCGATATATATCATCGCCTATGCGGTGAGTTGTTGCTCTATAACCACCTGAGCCGTTTGTGATATAGGTGTCTCCAATTCTATGTGTTGTGCTTGAAAATCCGTTAGATCCACGACAAATAACAGTTTCACCTATATCATTGCAAGTTGTGTGATTTGCGAATACTGTATTAGTTACAAGTGAAAACAACAGCAGCAGAAACAACCTCATTTAATCACCCCGCACAAGCTACTTGTTTAGCCTTATCGAAAATATACATTGATGATTCAGCGGTCTCTCTTGAATAATACATCTCTTCATCTGTAACCGCATTATTAGAAAAGTAGTATCTTAACTTAATTTTCTCACCACCAGTAACTCTTATTGGATTGAGTAATTCAAAAATAACTTCTGCATTTCCTTTTTCTGGGATGATGCTTTTTGCATACATATTCTTTATGGAATCATTATGCGGATTTCCGCAGTCAAACTTAACTGTATAGAATGTTTTAGGGTATTTTGGATATAATACGCCACCATCGCTTTTTACAATTTCCACTCTTTCGTTCAATAAAACGGTTGGATATTCGCCTTTCTCTACAATTTTGATGTAATTCACAGTAAATCTTTTGCCGGAAAAGATTTTTTTGCTTTCTAATTGTTCTCTATCTGTGATCTGTTCATAGTAACCGGCTGTCGCTGGATTTACCTCTGCCATAGCTCGCTTTATAGCTTTGTAGTGCTTTTCGGTTCTCAGTATTTCTTCACTTGTAAATGGCACTTCTTTCTTCAGTAAAAGGCTATATTGACTTCCTTTCCTGTCAATATCTGTTTTTGAACTAAAAAAATTATCAACCTCTAAATAATTCAATTTTGTTGTACTCACCCCATTACCACTAGAGCAGCTAATAACAACAAAAGCAGATAAAACAGTTAATATTTTTCGCATATAGCCTCCATAAAAAGTAACAGTATTTAATTATATTCATTCACTAAAAATAGTCTGTGATCTGCATCACATATATAAATTATTGTTGCATCTCTTTCTTCAAATACTGCTTAATTACATTTTCTGCGCAACTCATTTCCTCGTAGCAATGGCGTTCAAAATCCACCACAAGCGCATTGAGGTAACGCTTAAAGTAGGCCTCAGTGCAATCAATGGATTTCATTAAATGGTAGATTGTTGCTTTCAGTTTACCTGTTCCATCACATTCAGGGCATTTATGTTTTTGCACTCTACCTACTTCACCCGTGCCACGGCAGCGAGGGCAAGTGTTGGATTTACGCAAATCGTTTAATTCTCTAATTCTTAATTGGCGAGCCTCAACGCTATTTGCTGGCAATCCGTTTTCTTCAACCATTTTATTTGCTCTATCTAAGGCTGATAAATGCGCATACTGTGAGCGTAAATAGCGTTTTCTTAACGCTTTAATATGTCTTAACTGACTAGGCAACGGCAAATCACATACCATATCAATAACATATTTTAAGGCCTCTGAGGCGTGTTTAGGATGGCCAAACTCTTCACACCACGCATCAACATAACTATCAACAAATTCTCTTGAGGATTTTTCTTGGCGGTATTTGCTCATAAGTAAATGATAGCCAAGCATATATTTATTTTCAGCTTGAGCAAAAGCACAAATAATTTGCTCTTTGTAAAGTAATGCCGCGCCGCCTCTTCTGGCTGTTTCAACACTAACGCATTTCGGATTATGTAATTTAACTAACAATTCGATTGATTTACTCATTTTCAAGCTCTCTAATTTTTACTACAACCATTCCACCTTTTTTGATTCCGCAATTTTTACTGCGAAAATCTTTTATCACTTTGTTGTTGTCGTCTTGTATTAATCCTGAGGCGACTAAACTATCGAAAAGCCCTTTGTTTATATTATCGGGATCGCGGTTGCGGTTATCTGGATAGTACACATCAAGGCAAATCGCCACTGAACCTGTAAATGGTTCAAATTGTTTTAAAATTCTCAAAGCCTCCGTTTTAAATTTTCTGCCGGCCTCGCTGATATAATGCCGTCCGTTTCGTGTATGCCGCCAATAATGATTCACTGACGGCGGATAAGGTAATGCAACTTCTAACCAATCAGGCATATTTTCCCCTCCTTGAGTAACATGTTGATTGTTCTTAATACTCCCTCAGCGTGCATAAGTCTTAATTGCTCTCGTGAATAACTTGTTCTTACTCTCCCATCGATTGCGTTGTGGCAAGCAGCACAGCAATAAGCTCCAAAAATATCATGTGGCTTACTTCCCATACCTCTAAGCCAAGAGCTTGTATAGTGCGCCAATACCACTGTTTCGTTTTCACCTGTGCAAATGCCAGGGATTCTTACCTGACATTCACGCCCTTTCGCCTCCTTGCGTAAATTAGCCATTTTATTTTCCTCGCCTATCCAAGATATTTAGCTAACCAATAACCAAATCCGATCACTATCGAAAGCCAAAAGCCAACCATGCTAACGCAAGCCGTCCAGTGGAAAATAACTCTAGTGATATAATTTTGAAAAATGATCGCAACGATAAATGTTAAAGACGGTGCAGCCATAAAGCCTAATAGTAAAATGATGTAATTTAGCGATTCCATTCGCTTATCCTCCAAATGCCATTAATTGATCAATTCTGTTATCTAAATCAGATTCACTTTCATAAATGTTGCATAGTGTTTCATTCCAAATTACGCCATAAACTCCTTTGTAAACACTGTTGAACTTTTCTTGGCTCATATTGGCGAATGATATTGACCATCTCTCTTTGATTGTTCCACCATCTTGAACCGGCTTAATATCGTAAAAGCCAGCTTTTTTCATAACGTGATCTAAATACGATTCAAGCGTTTTCATCCCCTCATAATCGAGCTTTGATTCTCGATTTAATCGCACATCTGCAAGCACGCTATCAGCTATTGGCTTTGTTATTCTTTGATAAAAATCTTCATCGTTTGCGGCAATCGCTATCTTTTTTGCAACCGCTTGAGCAATCCATTCTTCTGCTTGCGTAAGCACGCTAAATTCAGGCTGCCAGTATTCAAAACCAGCGTCGAGTAGCGCAAAAAACTTCTTGTGATGTTGGTAGTTTCGATTGTTGCCGATAGGTGTAATTTTTACCGCACTTCCCACCGGCAACCCCTTGAGTAGATTACGGTCGTAGTCTGTTTCCGCCACCACCGCACCGTTCGCATATTTAACTGCGTGGATTACTGTTTTCTTCTGCTTTTGGCTCGCCATTCGAAATCCCCTAGGTCGTCAATGTGAACATGACGGATAACCTGCCCCATATTGCGGTGACGTGGGTCAAATATCGCTAAATGATTACCACGGCAAACATCAGTCCATAAACCAGTTTGAGGACTTAAAAACTTAATGCGGCCACCAACAATAAAACGGATTTCTGTTGCTTTTTGAGTGATTAAAGAAAACCATTCCGTGCTAATGTCAACCGGCAACAACATAACCACTAAGCAGTTGTGATTTTCAAACAGTTCGACGGAACGTTTGATAAAACTTAACGGATCACTAAATGGCGGATTGATGAAAATGCGCTCGTTTTGCAGTGGGTACGTTAAGAAATCCATTTCAGGCGTTACATATCGCTCAAGTTTTACGTTGTGCGGTAGTGCGGCGCCATCAATCGTGAAACCAAATTCGGAATGAACCGGGTTGAATAGTGAAAGTGATGTTGGATAGGTATCCTTATCAAATTTTTGTTCTGTCATTTACGCAATCCCCATAATCTCTTTAATCTTTGCCACACCGTTTTTTGATACTTCTGGCGGGATAACTTTTTGCTTTTGCTCTAGCAACTCTGGAATTTGTGGAAACTCAAAGCCTGTGCGAGCTTTTTCAACTACTTCGGCAAGGATTTTCGGCATAGCTCTTTGGCAATCTTCCCATTTCTTTTTGCCGTAACCGTCATAGATTGTTTTTAGCAAGTAATACTCTGCTCTCGAACGGAATTTGAAATTGTGCGGATCTTTCGCATAACCAAAGTATTTTTGAAGTCTGGCCTCTAACTCGTCTTGTGTTGGTAATCCTAATTCGTGATTGTTGTAGTTATTACACCAAGCAATGAATTGACCTACACTCGGGAAGAATGGGCTTTCGGATTTTGCAGCAAAATCCAATCCTCTTTTTAGGGATTGAGGATTCACTATGCCAGCCTTGAATAACTCTTCGAGCCAAACTTGCTTTGTTT